AAAAGGAAGAATGGAAAGCAAATATTTAGTTCAAATGCTTAAGTATCTACATTCAAACGACAGAGTTCAAACTAATAATGAAGTTGCAGCAGCAATAGCCATGAAATAATATGTAAACTACAACAGAGCCCTCCCCCGCCGAAGCGAGAGAGGGCTCTGTTGTGTTTATCCTGCAGATTCAGTAGCCTGTATAGCATCAATACTCTTTTTTGCCGTCTGATTATGCTGTTCCTGATAATTCTCTTCCTTGATTTTAAATAATACCTGAATCTCTTTTAACAATGCCTCGAAGTCGATCTTCTTAGCGGCTGCAGCATCAATTTTCCCTTCGGCGAAGATGTAGACTATCGCCGGCACTAATATGAGCAGTATGCTCGATACTGTCTCGATTGTCGTGTCTGCAACGCCGAACAGACCCAAGATGCCAGTTATGATTGTGATAACTGCAAGCCAAAACTTCCGGCTAGTAAGTTTCGATTTCATTCTTCTTTTCCTCCTTGTCTATTTTCTTTTTAGTAATACCGGACAAAAGCCAAAGCTCCCCGGTAGTAAACCCAAACCAGGCCGCGATCAACGCGGTTGGTTCGCTGCCTACCTTTAAAAAGGCATATAAAACGCCGATAGCAAACCCGGTGTTAAGTAGGATTACCAGGAATACTATCAGCTTGGAAAAGCGATTCTCTTTTTTCTTAGCCATGGTTACTTCTTCCCTTGGCAAATATCTAGAACCTTACGACAGGTGTCATACCTATTGGTTCCCGAGATGTTTTCTACTTGGCATTTGGCATCAGGGACCGCCTCGCTGGTACCCACAACATAGATTTTCTTGCTAACAGCTTCTATGGTTGCCTTATTGACAGTTTTAAGATTAGCTACCGGGCATTTTAGAAAATCACCAAGATATCCGGCAGCTCTTTCATCCACGCCGGGACTGACTAAGACTAAATAATCCACTTTCCCCGTAACCTCCTTCTTTTCCCCATCATTATTGGTGTAGGTGATATAAGGCAGCTTCCCGTGCTTGTCCCACTTGCGAGAATTCAATCCGGTAATGCTGCCATGGTTGGATAAAGCTGTCACTTGGACACCATTTGCCCAACTGGGTGTACATTCAATTACTCTGCCATTCCCGATATACACGCCAATGTGCCCGGGGCACCAAACAGCCTCACCAGGGAAGATTTTAGTAAAGTCTGTGCTCACGTCTTTGCAACGCTGGATCATTGTGTCAGCGTCAATGTCCGGCACTCCATTAGAAGCATAGGATGCGCCGCCATAGCTTTTACTGGCATCCCCACACCAGCCCCAGAGCACAGCTTTAATCAAGTTCACGCAGTCAAAGGCAAAATAACCTTTTCCGATAAGACTGCGGAAATGCGCTTGCCGACTGGCTGTGTACCAAGATGGATACTGACTAACTTTTTGCTTGATTATCGCTTCAGTGACCGGTGATCCAAAAACTCCCCACATGTACACGGTTTTGTAGTTATCAACTATATTCTGTAGTTTTGTAATAAAAGTTTTGCTATCCACGTTTTACCCTCCTTAATACAGATTTTTGATGCCTTGCTCAGTAAGAAAGTCTTTTTGCTCATGCTTTACTCGTCGGGCATATTCGAGGGCCTTAGTCATTTCTCCGTTTGTTTTACCAGTCATGATGGCATGAGCAGTAGCTTCACCCAAAGCAATTGAGGCTCCAACGCTTTTTATCAGCAGGATTTGATTTTTTTCTTTTGCTTTCTCCAGCTCTTCCCGTTCCTGCTCCCGTTTAGATATATTTCTCTGAATCAACCAAAAACAAAAGCCTGTTACTGCCGAAGGGATACTTGCTGCTATGATAATAGCAGTTGCATCAATTTGCACTTTCCCCCCTCCTTCTCTTTAGTTAATGTAAAAGCCCCAGGGCCTACTTCGCTCCCACCTCCTAAGAGCTTTTCGGCCGCATATTTGGGGCATAAAAAATAACGCCCTATTATAGGCGCTCTAAGTGTTTCCCCTTTGCATGAGCCCCGGCATTAAAGAGCAGGAGAAAAGTAAGTGTGACAATATAGGCAAACAACCAACACATGCTTCTCACTCCTTCGGTAAATGGGTCTTTAGCGAATGTCTAGTAGGCATCCTTCATTATCTCATTAAGCATATTTTCTTTTTCAGCAGTCTCATTTATCAACCTGGCAATAGTTTCATTCTGCTTAACGATAATCTTCTCTTGCTGATTGATTATATCTAGCAAATCTAAATAATTTTTATACCCAATCTCCTTCTGGCATTCCATCATCTTGTGATACATCCCTGATTTCTACCCCCACATAAATATGATCTCCCATATCAACGGGCTTAGCCTGAAATACGGCTTGAGTCAATTGGTCAAACTCAGGAAACTGCGCGTATACTATTGGCTTTTCTGGCATATTCGCTCACTACCTTTCTCGCCGTATCAACACTTACATACGGCTTAACATATTTGTGATAGTAGTTATAGCTGTTGCTTCGCTTAATCCATCCCCAGACCCCCTTTAAAGAGGTTTTTTAAGAAGCCGCCCGCCGATGCCCACGTCCGTGACCGAGGACGCGTAAGCAAAGTCCCAGCACGACACCCCAACAAGCGAGCCAGCGGTCCAGCGACCGCCGAACCGCGCAATGCGTTGCCCAGTAGACTGCCAGTAATTATCACAGTAATATTCGCTTGAGCTTCCGCCTACGACCGTTGGGAGTTCTGCGAACGGACTTGACGAATCAAAGCCCATTTCTTTCACATATCCATCAGCGCTTGCATTAACATAACTCAATTGCTTGTATGGATTTGCGAACACATTACTGGCGTAATTATCCGCATTTTCGCAAACCCACGCTTGACGCTCATTAATGTTTACGCCGTCGATAAACTGCCACATATCTCCGTATATTGACTCAATGCCGCGATATGTCATCGGATACTTACCATCATTGGCGACTATGCAACCGCTCGATGCGCATATAGACTTACTAAAACCGTTTTTCCATCCCAAATTATATACAAGATTGCCTATTGCTATATTTACTGGATCTCCGTCAAACACGATTGCCTTATTGTCAGCATCGTATGTCTCGATGTTAGTTATCAAACGGTTTGCAGCAATTTGATTGCCGCCTAGGGTTGTGCCGATGCCAATTGTCTGTCCAACTCTGTATAAATTCGCTTTGGCGTTTGGCAATATTACTCTGTTTACAACAGTCTCCGCAACCGTAGCCGCATGATCCGCAGTCCATTGGCCAGCGCTAAAACCTTGTAAAATGGCCTGCGCGTTAAGTGTTGCAAACTCAATAATAAATAATGTTCTCAGCACATCAATTGTGTGGATATCAAGTTGCTGATAGCCAGCTAGTCCACCCACGTTATTATTTTTAGCATAATTCGCATAATTCCTAAAATCAACGATGTTTTTGTTATATAGCGGGAAGACACCTGGCTTAGACTCTAACTTGTTGTCCCCGCTCAAGCTTGCTTTGTATTTTCCCACATCAATGTAAGGTAATTCCTTGCCATTAGTGAAGTCCCAAAAACACCAGGGGAGATAAAAGCCTGGATACTTTGTTTTACTAATCTGCCACGTCTTAAACCCTGTTCCGTCCGTTTTGCGGATATAAAACTTAGGGATGCGAATAAAGACGTTACCTAACTCATCTGTTACTTCGCCGATTTCGCGATAGATTTGGGCAGTGTCAAAGTCATTTTGGGCAAATGCTCCGTCTATGCCTACAGCAGCAGTAAGCCCTACAGCATCATTCATGCGCGTCAGCGTAGGATCAGAGCCTTTTGTCCAATATGCTCCGTAAATTTTATCTCCGTTAATGCCTTTTTGCTCAATATATTTTTTCAGCAATACATAGTCTATCATTACATCACCACCCAGCTTATTCCATTGCTCTGCCACACCTCTCCTGAGTTAACTGCCATATAGACAGCACCAACAGGGACGGTATTTGCAGCAGGCCTATCTGCAACAGTGGCACCGTAATATTCCATTTGCGACTTCGGTAAACTCCCATTTACCGCAACAAGCAAATCCCCGTCAGCATTGGTCCGTAGTGCCTTAGCGTTTCCGTCAGGCCCCCTGCCTGCGATCCTCAGCATTTTACTAAGTATGCTCATTTACTCCACCTCCCACGGTTCATCTTCTTCAGTAAACGCAGCTATAAAATCAGCATAGGTCTCTGCTCTCTCTTCTTCAGCTGAGACTCTTTCTGACTCGGCTGCAATTCTTAGTAATTCAGCGGCTACCCGTGCTTCCTCTGCCTCTTGCCGTGTTTCTTCACTTTCTGCAATACCTGATACTTGCTCCAAAAGCTGCGTCAAGATCGGAAACTCATCTGTACTAATAATTGTATTGTCATTAACGATGGACCTACGGACAGTAAACTGAAAACGAGCAGTGGTAAGTAGTTTGCTCACCTCAAGAATCCGCACCTCGGCAAGTACTCTCCCTGGAGCTGCAATGGTATTTGATTTAAGCGTGCATTTGATTTGACCACTTTCGGCATCTATTATTTCAACACCATTGTTCAGATCCTGCAAAACCGTGGTCTTATCAGGCTTAGCGAAGGCTATTTCCACATCTAGGCCAGTTATGTCAACAGGCTCGTGATCATCTGTTACTTGGATGTTTAATGCACAAGTATCCATGTCTCCTTGTACAAATTCAATGTCAGGGTAATACGTGGGTAACTTTGTGTCTATGACAAGGTCGTATTGTTTTAAAAGCACTATTTATCCCTCCTTTATTAGTTGCTTGGGGTTATTAACCCATACTGGGCAAGGGCATAAATAAGATCATTTAGCCTCTGGCGGATTACAGACGCTGTGTCACTATTGGCATAATAGACGGTGCGCTTATAAGTCGGGCTAGTTCCGAAAAAACCAACATTCCCGTTTACCCTGAGGGATGCAGCAGTTATTTGTCCCGATGTTGCAAGTTCGTCAATAGATAAGTCTGTTCCTGACGCAAAAGTCACTGAGCCTTTAAACTGAGCTGCCCCAGTTACCTCCAAGCTTGCTAAGGTCGCTTTTCCCGATGTACTTAGAGTCGTAAACTCTCCTGCTCCTGCTGCGCTTCCTGGTGACACGGAATAATTAACCTTACCCAAAATAACGTATGATGCGGCCACCGCAGCTAAAAGCACCCTATCCCCTGTCTTAGGTACATAGCTGGCTAAGTAAGGATATTCCTTCTCGCTTGCCTCGGTCTCACCGTCAAATGTTACCTTTGCAGTACCATTAGAGAAAAGTGCTGCTACAACAGCTAGCCTAAATCCTGCGTTCGCTATCTGCTCTGCCGGTTGTAACACCCCTAGAAATTGTTCACTCGTTGGTATTTCACTCATATGTGAATCACCTTCCTACAGTTATGGACCATTTCCCCACCAGTAATTAAATTCATGGACCAGCTCGTTTCCGTAAACTTGTCCGCAATGCCAAGCTTGCTATGTTCAAGGTAAAGAATGTTCATATAGCTGTGGTGAGGCATGAGAGCCGTACTAAATGTCACCTTTCCATACACTTGGCTAGCTTCGTATGCGATGCGTTTGGTGTATGCGTCGAGTGTGTCCTGGTCGTAAATATCATCCACTGAGCGAAAATCCACAATTCTTCTTTTCCTGCTCTCAGTAGATGTCTTAGATGTCGGTAAATTGTTTACATAACGGCTTACAAGAGGTTCCTTTTCGGGATTTGATGCAGTTACCACCCACACGTTAGGCACAGAAAAAAGGTCTAGCTCTTCCTCTGCACCGGACCTTATAATGCTTAGCTGATTGTCCTTGTAGGTATACTCCACTTCCCGCTCCGAGGGGATAACATAGGGTTTCGCCACGAAATAGCCGTTTTCGTCCACCCATAGGCTTGTGTAGTTTATCTCCGTAAGCAAGGCGTTGACTATCTCCAGTTTTGATGTGCCGATTTCAAACTCCTTGTCCACGGCAATCGTGCCGGGATGGTCGGAGATATTAACTTTCCAGATGCCGGTGCTGTTTATTAGGGCAACTATCGCATCTACATACCTTGTGCCTGCCGCTATTCTGTAGCGATTATCCACTCTGTCCTCGGCGAGGATGGTGGATGTATCGTATGCCTCGATGCGTCTGGTTATCAGTGGACCGATTTCTCTGCGACTTGGTGAGGGTAGCAAGAACACGCCCAGGGGCCATTCTGCCCAGCCGCCATCAGGCATCCGCAAACGAAAAACTGGCCGAACTCTATCATTCAGCCAGTCAACATCTATGACCTCTCGCTCCAAAAAAACGAACTTCCCTGTCCTCTTAATTTCGGCAAAGCTATTAAAACTTATAACTCCACCATCTTGGGGAGTTAGCTCCCCTAATTTTATGTCATACTGGTTTAAAAGGTCATACCTAATGGCAACTTGCCTAGAACCTGACTTAGCATGGAGTTGAGCAATGATTTCCTCTTTGCTGTATGGACCTTGCGCAAGACTAATCATCAAACTCAACCTCCTCGCTAAAATCCACCTGACTCAGGCTAAAGCTTACAACGTAGCCAAACGCATCTTCTTTAATGTTGAGTTTTCCCATTGAACCATAAAGCTTAGTTCCCCTTGCATCACGATAAAGCACGACTTGCCTGGCTTTGTAAATCGCTATTAGTCGCTCTACCTCATTCCTGGTCTTAAGATGGAATAAACAGTTTTCCACACGTCTTTCGGTGTGCTCGTCGTACTCTGTAACCGGATATTCACGGCCAGAATAGAAAACTTGGGTGCCTCCGACGTCCCAGTTGTGCTCCCGGCTTGGCATATCGTTCAGGGTGGCCTTAAGCTCTATCTGATCCGCGAGATTGGACGCCAGACCTAAGCAAACACTATGCAATCGTGTTACTGCATATCTAATTTCACTGTCGGCAAAAGCCTCGCTTTCATCAACCGCTCTGATAAAATACTTATACTCCTTTCCGCTCTCTGCGCTGTAATCATATGCTGTATCGCCTTCCGACTCGGCTATGCAGATAAAATCGTCTTTGTCGCAATCGTCTTTGTCGCTTTCAGCCCGATACAGCAAATATCTCTTTGCATCGTCGTAGTTGGTAATTTTTACAATCTGACCAAATCTGTGAGAGTAGATTATTATTTGCGGCTGAGTGGCAGAAACATCAGTGACAACAAACCCCGCTTGGCCCCAAGGTGAATACAAGCCATATTCGTTTTGCACGCGAACCTGCGCAATGTATTCCCCAGGCGGAAGGAATTTCTTAACCTTGTGACTTTGAGCAGTCAGTGATGGTATGCTTTCGCTGTCGTAAATGAGATCGCCATCAGGGAATGTTAGGACTCTTAGCTGGTAAACCTGCTGTTGTGGGGCTGTCCAGGCCACAACCGGGCGAGATTTATCTTCAACCGACAAGATAACAGGAGCAGATGGAGCACCAACGGAGTAAAACATCACTTCTTCTGAATACTCGCTCGCTTCATCATGCTCGTTGTACGTTTTAAGGCGGAAAATTATTATGCCAGATGGAAATGTTTCTGCTGCCGCATCATAATATTCATTGGCAGTTACTTGACTAATGACCGTCCAATCATTATCTTCTGGTTGCTTCCACTCTAAGTCAAATTTCTTTTGATCCCCTCCTACCTCGCTTACATACTGCCATTCAAATCGGATGACTTCATTGTTTGCCTCATACGAGCTTATTGGACTAATTATGATAGGCTTTTTCGGAGGGGCATCCTCATAAACAACGGAGATGTAAGGCTTGTATTCATTTGCAGCCCGGCTTGAATAATATTGCATGTAGCCATTGTACAAATGTCTAGTCTTTAATGCGATACCTTTATCTCCGTGGTTTATGAAATGATCCATATCGCTAGCAAACGAGATTAAGTCTATTGCGTTCCAACCTGCTTTTGCGAAGGTGTGATTGTCCCACCACGTAGGCCCATAGGTAAGGATATTCTCATTTACTGTAGATTCATCCCACGTAGATTTTAAGGGTATAATATACCAACCCTGCCCACTACCAGTGACTGCATGCTCAGCTCCGGAGTGAAGATAGATATGCAAAACGATTTCGATCATTTTCTTTCTAGGAGGAACAGAAAGACCATTCCAGCCTAACACCGGGAAGTATTCGGGATCTTCATACGACGGCATACCGCCATTGTACAAGCTCGCTGTCAGCGATGGAGAATAAAATTTATTAGCCTTGTCAACATAGGAAGACTTAGTGATAGGTATCGTAACGGAATGCTGTGCCATCTTTTACCCCACCCCCGCATATCCCGCTCTGCGGGCTTGTTTAACCCCTTTTATTAGGTTAACAATGTCGTTAAACTCTCGCACATTTTTAGGGTCAATTACTATGCTGCCTGGCTCAAAGATGTATGTGTCGCCGCCTGACAATAGTTCTCTCGTTTCGCTAGCTGTATGGACCTGGGCACCTTTTGGCAAGTTAACCAATTCAGGGCCCTCTTCTCCGAGAATTGCAAGTCCGCCTGGGTGATATTTTGTGCCAGAAGCATAGCCTGGTATTGTACCAGTCCCGTTAATAATTCTGTTCATACTCTGTTGTGCACTAGCCACACTGTTGGTTATTTCATCTATGTCACTTAGCGATTGGTTGAATTGTTGCCCTTTGCCCAAAAGGGTATTGATTTGCTTAATTAAAAACCCAATCGCCACGGCCACCCCCGCAATTATCAGCGCCCATTTAGCGAACCCAAAAAAAGCAGTGGTATTAGCCGTACCACTGAATAACTTACCTACACTACTTACCTTTTCGACAGCGCTCTTAGTTAATTTAAGCCCGTCGTGTATATTGGAAATTGCTTTAAAGAAGCCACTTAGAACCATCAATGTTGGACCAGCTACAGCAGCTACCCCAGCAACAGTAACAATAATTTTCTTTGTTCCATCGTCTAGTTCTGTAATCGCCTTCATGCCCTTGTTTACTCCAGCGATAATAGGAGTAAACATCGGAAGAATATCTTCGGAAAACGTAGTTCCTAGCTCCTTGGTTGTTTCTTGGAAAAGCAACATCTGAGCTGTTGCTGATTCCTGTTCTCTTTTGTATGTGCCAATAGCGTCTTTTGCTGCATCCATGACGAATTTATACCTGAGTTCAACCTTTTCCGCTTGCGTCATTGCGCTTATTTTCTTTTTGATGCCTTCTGTATAAGCGAATTGTTGTAGGTTAGCCTCTGTCATTACGATTCCGAACTTTTTAAGCGATTCCGTTTCACCCGTAAACACGCTCGCCAAGGCCGTGCGAGTTACTTCAATTGACTGGTTTTGGTATGCTGCTAAGTCTGTTGTTAGCTCAGTAAGGCTTTTCGACATCTCAAGAATTTTATAATTTGCGACATCCATCCCTTTGGCCATCCCGCCAAATTCAGATGCCATATCTAGCGCCGTAACTTGAGCCAATCCAAAGTTATCCAATGAGGTTTTTGCCCACTGTTTAATTTTCTGACTGTTATTTTCAAAAACTTGATCAGTCTTACCTAGTGCTCCCTCCATATCTGCTCCTAGCTTATAGCTGGCAGCAGCTGCGGCCAAAATAGGTGCTGTGACCTTCACACTCATATTTTTGCCTACTTCGCCTGCTTTCTCGCTTAATTCATTCCACTCTGCAGACGTTTTTCCTAAGGTTACAACCTGCTCCTCTAGCTCTTTAGTAATTCTATCTATTTCTGCTCTTGTTTGAGCCATGCGAGCTTCTGCAGCAGCAAGGCTTACGTTGGTGTTCTCAATCGCTTTTTTGCTATTACCTTGGGTAGTATTCAGTTCTTCAATTTTCTTTTTATATTTTTCAATCTCAGCAGTGTTATCGCCCTGGGCTTTTTTAGCCTCCTCTAATTTCTTGCGATATTCCTCCAACATCTCTGCTTTCTTTTGCTGAGCACTCTGAATATCTACAAGCTTTTTGCGATACTTCTCAACTTCCTTTTCTTGCAGTGCAAGTTTTTCTTTCAGGAAATCGTACTTAACACCTAGCCTATCGACTGCGCTTCCGTTAATTTCAGCTTCGGCACTGGCCTTTTTGAATTCAGAATTGAGGACGGACATCTGCTTTGTTACATTTGGGACACCATCTTTTACTTGATCATAGTTGAAATCTAGCACTATTGTCCGTTTGTAATTTTTAAATCCGGCCATTATTGCCACCCCTCAATCTGCTTCATGCTTGTGATTTCCCCTACACTCTGTTTTGATCCAAATCCGTTAAGTCGAATATCGATCATCCTTAACACCTTAGCAGTTGTACTGCGGTAAAACTCTTCTTCTGAGCGCCCTAAACCAAAGCAATAGGCGTAGTACAGCGTTTCCCAGAAGTCTGGATCTATTTTCCCAGTAGCGATTGATTGATCTTCCGCACTTCCTCCAGGAACTTTTTTTTTGAATCATCGTCTGCCGTAATCATAAAGTTGTCGATTAACAGTCGAGTGATTTCTCTGAGTAACTCTTCACCGCCACCAACTACAATAGCTCTGGCCTCTTCTTTAGTTACGGTTCTATCTACAACTTTCATCCCTGAATAAAGTATTTTTGCGGCGAAATCATAAGGCTTGTCCTTCAGCTCTTCCTTAATTAGATCATCGATGTCACCAAATTCCTCAGTGAAAATTATAAAAGCCTCGTTATTAAACAAGGCTTCTTTTACCACTCCATCAGCAAACTCCAACTCTAACGGTTCTATTGGCTTAATTAACACTCTCGCCACTTACTGTCACACCCTCCAAAACAAAAAGCACTCTTTAGAGTGCCTTAATTTCACATTTTAATCCTTGCCAATGTATTTAAAAGCATAGGCATACTTTCGATTCCATCCCATTTAATTCTGCCTATATCTTTTATTCTAATGTCGTAACTCTGGAAATCCCCATCCGGATACTTCGCATTTACTACCAAAACCTCTATAGGGCTTTTGTTATCATAGCCAGCTAGCTGAGCTAGTGCTCTTTTACTAAGATTTAGTAACTTTACTTCATTCTCAATATGAAAATTCACTTTGATATTATTGCTTCCCTTAACATATTCAGGTTCATAGCCATAGGCAGCCCTAATAGCACTTTTCAAATCATCAATGGCTTTTTGTTCAGTCTGTTTATTATAAAGTGCTAAGCATCCTCCAATGACAAATAATACTACAGTTAAAATGATTAAACCTCTTTGGATTCTTGCTCCAGCATTTGACTTTACCTCCATAAAGATGACCGCCCCCTTAATTACTTATATTGGTATTATACCAAATAAATGTTTAAGAGGGCGATTGAGTTTATTAAGTTTCGCTCGGGGGCTCCGCAACGGTCCCCGGCACCGATTCAAACCATGTTGCAGCGCCAGTAAACTCACTGTCTGCACTGTCCGCAAAGAAATACAGATTTCCATCGAACTCCCTGGGAACAAAGTTAATCGTCAGGGAGTCTGTGCTGAAGTTGATGTTCTCTGTACTCTGTTGCACAGTCTGAGCCCAGGGCTGAGGTTTCCCTTTCAATAACCAAACGTATTCTGCTTTACCGTTGGTTTGCTCAACCTTATACCCAAGGGCAATGTCTTTTGGCTGGTCGTCTTTGCTCACTGTGGCCACGCCATCGGTATAGTCATGACCCATGATTTCAGTTCTTACGTCGATGGGCACCTTGTTTACATCGATAACCACCGTTAGTCCAGTTAGCTTTGCCAAGTTCTCTTTCTGCGCTCCATTGCCGTACAGCACTCCTGTAGCTAGTGTCGGAGTTATTTGCACTTGCATGGCATCACCAAATGACTTGACGGATCCGGTTTCAAATCCGGTGAGGTCGTCTTTCGTTATCACCGCATAAACCGGGTTGACGATATTTATGCGATTCGCTTTAGCTATTGTCATGAGGTTTATCCCTCCTCTGGTTCAAAATAATAGTTAAAAATCAAAACACAATGGAATAACTTTGCATCCTCCTCGTAAGTATCGCTAGGACTTGGTGCAAATAAAAAGCCGCCAGCTTTCATGGCGGTAATGACCTCTTCTTTGATGCTACTATAGTTACCTTTTGACCAAATATCAATCTGACAAGATATACTCCTGATTAGTTCTTCCCCGTTACCAAATAACTCTGGTTCCTCGTTGAAAAAGTGATAAGACAAGCAAGGCGGTTGTTTCGGCCTTAGTTGCCAATCTACTGGGTACCCCAAAGGCGAGAGTGTGTCATAGACATATTGCACTAAGTCCATCAAAATCCCGCCTTTCTTAGTTCGTCATCCAGTATTTGCTCAATTTCAGGCTCAGACTGTTGCAACGCCTTATCGATGAAATGGGTTGCCCTCGAACGGTAAGTTCCATCATTGACCAAATGCCATTTAGTGCCGGTGCGCCTGCCACCACGTATCCTTGCCGTTCGATCACCAAACTTGTCTTTTACAACGCTCGCCTGTACATCATCAGCCATGTGTTTGTGCTCCGGATCATCATTATCAGTTCTTACAGCATTTAGATTAGCAATGACATTCTTCTTCACAACTTCGGCCGAACGCTTAAGGAAATTTATTTCGATTTCTTCGGTGGTATTCAGCAGATTATCCAGAAATACGCTTATGCCCACGCTTTCTTGTGACCTTATCTTAACCCCCACCGACGTTCACCAGCCTTTTGGCTGTGATCAGCAGAAACATATTCATTTGGTCAGCCGGAATGACGGCATCAATTTCATACATTGTGCCGTTATATTTAATTGCCATGGTTTCGTCGATATCTTCTCGGTAACGGATAGTAAACTCCACTTCAACCTCAGAATTGACAGCCTGAGCCGCCCATCTCTCCCGACCACGCAGAAAGCGTACTTTTGCCCATACCGGAGTGCCGGTTTCTTCGTAATCATCAAGATTAGGGATTGGGCCACAGTTCTCTTTTTTAGCGTGGATCGTTATTCGATTCCTGAGTTCGCCGGTATTAATCGGGGTTTTATACTTAAGAGGCTGCATATCATTCACCATCCAAATCGACACTCTTTATGGCCCATTCAAGGCCCATCGAATTGATTTCACTCAAGAAATTCTGAGTAAAATACTCAAGGGCGTCATTATAAGCATACCTGGAACGCTCAAAGACAATCTCTTTAAAACGCTCATCTCGTGATATGTCTCTTCTGCCACACAAGCCATATAAAGCATCATGGGATGCCTTGAGGATGCGCATTAAGTTCGCATCCTCTTCATCCTCTAATTTCATGCGCAGTTTAAATTCGGTAAGGATCTCGTTGGTTATGGGTCCCATCTTAAATCCCTCCCGATTCCACTACCTCGATGTACACCTTTCCATTCTTGTTAGCCGTGGTTGATAGTTCCTGAATTCGGGCTTTGGATGCCTTTTTGCCCTTGGCTGGGTACACATCGCCGATTTCGTAAACATGATTATGTTTCAAGTCACGAAAACGGCGAATCACTTTATAGATCATCGCCGTTTCACTCCTTTACTTAGACCTCGTCTTCCGGCTCAGTAGTGCCAGTTCCAAACTTAATATCAAGGTCATAAAGTAAGGCGGTCTTATTATCCTTTGGCTTACCATTGGCAAATTGCTTGATGGTATAGAGCATAGCGTCTTCGATGGCTAATGTCTGATCAAACTTGTTAACTTTGTATCCGCCAGCCAAACCAGCAAGATAAGTGCCTTTTACAAAGAACAGGGCCTTCTTCTCCGGAATTTCCTCGGACTCAACAACCTTGATATTGTATGGCAGTGCAGTTACCCACTGTCCATTTGCTGTTTGAACAGTGTTGCGGAATTGCACACTGATTGCATCGACAGGATTTACAACCATTACAACTTTATTGAGCACCTTACGGGCTTTGCCGCTTGCGTCAGTCGAAAGTGCTTTAATTACATCATGCAGCTCCCCGGCTACAACCTCGCCGAAATCAGAAGGTGCAAAAGTTAAGGTCCCAGAGGATGTTTTTGTAGTAACCGCTCCAGTGTCAGGATTAACATCTTTCATTAAGCCAATCGGTTCATTTTGTGCAGGGCCACGTCCGTTTACAAAGCCGTACTCAAGACCAACGCTATAAGATTCGACTAACAGCGTGCGCACATAGCGTTCAACATACTCCGGTCCAAGATCGAGAATATCCTTGGGTATTACCGCAAAGGCGGTGAGCTTTAATTGTCCGATTTGCTCTTCACGGAAGGCAGCACCTACTTGGCCTTTGATTTCTCCGAACAGGGCTCCCCAGGCATAGGCTTTTGTAGGATCTGCAAAAATAAAGCGGGTAACAGCACCTAAGTCTCGCAAACCAATTTCAGCAAGCAAGGGATGCGCTTGAACCAAATCCTCAAAGACGCGTTCCTGAGTGGTTATAGGCAAGATTGTATCCTCGGCAAACCCACCGAAATCGATTGCCTCATTGAAGAATTTACGCTCGACAGAGGTTAACACATTCTGGCCACGAGCAGCAAGAACTTGGGCATCATGAGCTTGGTTGCGCACTTCGCTAGTAATCTTCTCTGTCAGGTCAGCAACAAGAGCATCTTGCATTTCATTCCAAGCGACTGCTTGTTTTTCAGGTTCTGCTCCTTCTTTTACCAAGTTCATATAAGCTGTCTTTTTTGCTTCAAAATTCTCCATTTTCCCTTTAAGCTTGATAGTCATGCCTTCATACCTCCATTTTTAATAAAATAAAAAAGCCTTGCTATTAGCCGGCTTTTCGGGATTCTTACTCCTTAGTTGTTCAATCTCATTTTCGAGATTAACAATCTGATTTCTTAAGTTGGAGATTTCGGTATCCTTGCCTGATTCTCCAGCAATCGCAGTGGCAAATCCGATATCCACAGCATCTTGGGCACTAAACCAGGTTTCGTCATCCACCATCTTGCGAATCTCTTCCCTTGTTTTATTGGCTTTAGTCATGTAGATATCGATTATGCCATCCTCTAACTTTTCAAGGATGCCTGCCTCTTTACGCATTAAGGTTTTGCCGCCCCACACAACAGTCGAAGCTTCATGGATCATCATCATTGCCCCAAGGCCCATGACCCTTTCATCTGCTGCTAATGGGATTAGGGAGGCCGCAGAGCACGCCCAGCCATCAACATTAACTTTAATTTTAGCATTGTGCTCTCTTTTGTAGTCCATGAGTCTGTTATAGATCGCAACACCTTCAGGTGCATCTCCTCCCGGTGAATTTAGGCGAATTACTAGATCGTTTCCGTTTGCCTCTTTAAGAGCTTTGTCAACATCGGATGCCGTGGTGCACTCAATAAACCAATAGTCGCCAATTACGCCATAAATGGTAATATTCGTTACCTTCTTTTCATTGTCGTGCTTTACGGCAAAGTTATGAGGGATTTTTGCAAGTTGCTCATTGTATGCTTGATTTTTATAGCCGAATTTAATCTTCACTCATTTCACCTCCCCCCACTGATACAGACTCATAGTTCTTGGTTATGACAAATTCATCAAGCGCTGGATTATCAGAGCGTTCATCCCCGAACTTTTCCCTGACCTCATTTCTGGTATAGGCTCCCGAGGCTACGAGCTTGTCTACGGCTTCTGAATTCTCAATTGCTGATTTGTGCATCACTCCGAACACCTCGACTCTCTTATTCTCGTTCAAGACCTCAGTTTTGCTAAATAATTTAGCGTTAAGTTCATCTTTGATTTTTTTATTTAGAGGATTAACGCAAAACTTAATGTAGGCCTTCATGTTATTATCCAGGTCTGCCATCTCTCCGTGGATTAAGGACGGAGGAATGCCGATTGCCTTAGCTGCATCATCGATAATATCTCTTTTGATTTTCTTGAGCTCATCAACTGAGATATTGCTGTTAGAGCCTTTGCTTGCATTTACCTCGGTATACTTAAAACCCTTGAGTTCGGGAATTACGGCGACACTATTTTTCTTGAAAGCAGAATAAAGCTTATCCATGTATGCTTGGAGTTTAGTGGCTGTCTTGGTGTCTAATTCGGATGTACCCTCGACCGCTACCGTTGCCCTGATCTGATTATTACGTTGCAGTACATCGTGCATTCTGGCATAGAGGCTTGCGCAATCATCAAATAGCTGCCGCATGTAGTTGCTTAATTTCTCATTGTTGTAGGTGAGAAATATAACTTCATCCATCGAAAATGATCGCTGAAATGTGTAGTCTTTGATAGTCACATCTTTAAAGATGTCAGGATATAGCGCAAACTCATCTCGGTAGTAGGAATCTGCCACAACTAGATCATTGGAATCAGTAAGTATCACAAGTGCCTCGTTTTCATAAACGAGTTCTCTGACTACTCTTTGCCAAAACTCCGATGCGTTCTGGTCTGTATTCGGCCTTACATTGAGCAAATAATGCCAATCATCCCTAATTCGTTCCTTGCCTTTCATAATCCTAAAATCACTCTGAGCAATAGTGCGCCCGAGGAAATTAGCACATGTTTCGAGGGCCAGCTTTTTTAGATATATTTTCTGAGCATCGTCTATTAAAATGTCTAGGTCAAAAAGAGATTCCAACTCTGAATTCCTTCTCAGGATCTTATCAAGAAATCCCATCCGCTTCGCTCACCCCCTTATTAAAAATTCAAAGACGCTAGAACATCCAGCGTCTCATTGATGCTTACTTCCTCTATTTCATCGACTCTGTACAATCCGCACACAAATGCCTGGAACCCGTCAGTTTTCCGTCTTACTGGCTCTTTCTTCTGATACTCTTTATTGCCATCCTTTCTGATAACGACCAGAACGTTGTTTGTATACCAACGCATCAATGGGTTATCTCCAAAGATGAATTGCTCATTAGCAAATCCGGTCTCAACCCTAGGGGCCAGTAAGCTGTGTATCGCCCTGGGATTGCGGATGACTTCAACCTCAAACCCTTCTTTGATGAATAGGTCTTTTAGTATCTCCATCCGGAAGTTATCTGCAACTACTTTTCTGATGTTATAATACTTCCTCATCTCCTTAAACCAGTTGACAATGTGTTTTGGGTTTATTGTTGACTCATCCACCACCGTCAGGAGTTCCATTTGCTCCCATTCCTTAATTGGCGCAAATCTTTGCTTGCTTATTTCATCAGCCTTCTTGGAATAGCCATAGTACTTATCGGCAAACTCCTTTCGGACGAAGGAATGGGTTATAAAGGGAATCTTCCCATCATGCTTAAACACCAATCCACAGGCCGCAAAGTCTCTAATGCTTGCAAAGTCAAGACATCCGATGCACTCCTTACCCCGGAGGTCCGGTAAAGGCTGATTAGTTGCTAGAATCTCTTCCCACTTTGCCACGGAGCGCTCTAAGTCAGTTACTGGGAGATTCATGCGTTTCGTCATAAACTCTTCCCGGTTACTCGGATCGTCCTCTAAGTCCTCATACTCTTCGTAGATGGTTTGGAATAATCCCTCAGCGTATTCACTTCTGGGATGGGAAAGCATCGGATTAGCTTTTTCCCAGTTGTCTGGATCGCTTACCTCAGACTCATCATCAAGCTTGCAGATAAACGGAAAAAGAGAGTTCCAACGACTCTCTCCATTTAAAACCTTTTGAGCTTTTTCTTTTAGGCCATCTAAAAAGCCATCACGCACATATCCATCTGTGCCGATGTAGAATTCCCGTGGGTTAGGCTTTTTCCCAAGGCCAGAGATGTGCACCCGAACATCCTTGTTATTCAAGTATTGATGGATTTCATCAAATACTACTGCACCATCTCTCAGACCATCTTTGGTATCGCCATTTGATGTCCTGAAGGTTAATATACTATCCGTCGCAATTGAAACAATCTTTGTTTTGTATGCCTCAAACGCCTGTTGCAATTTCTCATGTCTGTTAATGCAGTTATAGACTTCATCAACGCTAGTTTTCGCCTGGTCCTCAGAGTTTGCTACGATGGATATATTGTATTCCCTTATGCCGTGCAGCTCGCTTATCAAGAAATTAGATACGACCGTGATAAGTCCGTTTTTGCCACCGCCACGCCCGAGCATCCAGAGGAACTTCCTGAACACGTTGCGGTTATTACTTTTCCAAAAAAGGAAGATAAATGCGATAAGGAACTTCTGGAATGACTGTATCGGAAAGTACCACTTCTCCCCGAATGCTATGCAATCCTCAATCATCTGGTCATCAAAATAGACTTCTGGGTTATTTAGAATGTTCCGCTCCGCAAACTCTATAAGCTGCACCCGCTCTTTGTTGAGCTTAATCTTGCCCGCCCGGTAAAGTTCGATATACTCGACAACGTATTTTTGATTATTCAGGTAAGCGCTCATACTAAATCACTCTTCGAGTATTTCTTCGACCGGACAAATTTGATACTTGCCTCAAGCTCGATAAGCTGCTTTGCTATTTTCTCCTTCTCTAAAAAGGCAGGGTGACTCTTAGTAAACTCTTGCGGTCCGTTCTTTATGGTGATTGTGGGACCATCTTTAAGGATGGCCTTGCTACATAGCTCATCTATCTCCAACAACTTGATATAACGATTCACCTTGTTTACTTCCACCAAGTCCGTTGTGTCGATTCGACTCATAAGTTGGTCTCTGATATTTTTAAACTCTCTTTTCATGCCCCTCCCCCCTTGCAATTTTGACCTCACATTTCGCTAATCGACCCCGCCACCCGGTGTTGGAAAATCGGAAAAAACCCAAAACTTTTGACCGGGGGGTACTACCATTTTTCGTCATTCCACTTTGGTTCCCTGAACTCAAAGGCTCTGTCATGTTTCAGGTTATGGCACTGAACACAAAGCACTTCAAGATTATCTTTATCAAGCGCTAGCTCCGGGTGTTCTTCTAATTCCTTGATGTGGTCAACAACTAAGTTAATCTTCTTCCTCTTTGCCCGCTCGCTGTATTCGTTTGTGTCCAGCGATACTCTTCCTTGGCGTTTGCATTCTTGGCATTCGTAATTGTCGCGCTTCATAACTTCGGCGCGCAGGCGCTTCCATTCTTTGCTGTCATAGAACTTTCTCTTTTGCTCTTCTGTTCTGTATTCATGCGAAGTCACTCCAACCACACTCCCCGATTACCCTGCATCATACGCTCCCACTTGCGGTGAGATTTATCCCACTCAGCATATATCTTTGCTGCATTGCGTTTCCGCGCTTCTTTATCCCCACACTGCTCTACAAGCCAGTCGAAGCAGATACATGTACCACAGTTTAATTTCTTGTCGTTTTTATCTTTTGGCCTATGGCACTTCGGATACATGCTAATCACCGCCTTAAAAAAGATAGCAGACCAGCAACAGCGATACTGGTCTGCAAAGAGTAGAGAAGGAGCACTCAAATAAAAAAGCGAACCAGGTTGCCGCCCGACTCGCTTAAGAAAGGGTAGAAATATCCACCCGCTTCAGGAGACCAATATTAAGGGCGCCCATCTCTGGACGCCATTGCACATTACCATATTAACACATATCAGTGTGCACTGGTGTGCACTCTTTTCATTTACGCAAGCATTTTTAGTGCTCCTGAATGAATCTTGTGTACTCCTCGCCATGAATACCCCATATCTACCGCAATCTGCTCCCAGGTCTCCATATCGATGTACCTAGCTCTTATGAGGTACTTTTCCCTTTCCGGCAAATCTTTAATAGCTTGCTCAATTTTTAACTGGGCTCGAAATGCTTTCTGCAGCTCCTTCTGAAGCTCTGCCTGCAGATCCGCAAGCTCTGCTAAAACATCGCCCTGTCGGTCATTAAAGCCTTTACCATGGATAGCGTCTGCATCACCTTTTATATGAGTTGTCTGCTTTGTCGCTATGGCATGCAGCTCTTCGATACGTTGCTCAAGATTTTCGATATTTTTCTGAATCCAGAAGTATTCTTTGAGTTGTTCTTTAGTCATGCTATTTCACCTCACTTCATAAATACAAGCCAATGTGTCTTGCTCCTACGATTTCCGAACAGCGGTTTTTTTTCTATAATCCTAAGGATATCGCCTAATTTAATCTGTTCTTCATTCCACTTGAATATCAATACACCATTAGGTTTAAGTACCCTTAAGCATTCTTGGAAACCTTGCCGAATATCTTCCTTCCAATTCGGTCCTAAAACTCCGTACTTTTTAGCTAACCACGATTCTTCACCTGCTCTGACTAAGTGCGGTGGATCGAAAACTACTAGATAAAAAGAATTATCTTCAAATGGCATATTTCGAAAGTCAGCAATAACATCAGGATTATGTTTAATACTCGGCCATCACACAAAGTTGTGGTTAATTCTCTGTTATCCATGTACAAGACATCTGGATTTTGCTTATCAAACCAAATCATTCTGCTACCAGCTGTGGCGTCCAATATTCGCTTACCCATCTTTTACTTCATCCTCAGAAATTGACTTCCAGTTCCGCATGCTAGAATCACACGTCTCACACGGATCATGGCCAATGGCCTCTATTTGCTCAACTGTCATAACCCTGTATCTGCAAGTCGGGCAGCTTTTTATACCACTTGCTAGTTCTTGGCGAATCTTTTCACGCATCAAGCACTCCATAGCACTCACAGCCACAGCTGCCACATGAGTAAGCTCGCGCATCATGTTGTCATAACCGCCCTTAAGGCGCTCACTGGGTCCGTTATCAAAAACTGTTTCATTCACCGCTTGGCAATATTCCCCGAACTCTTCTCCCAAGATTCCGGTCCAAAATTGCGGCGGGTGATTCTGTTCTCCCCATTTAGTATCCTGCCGGTTACGCTCTTTATCGATAAGCTCAAAGGCTTTTTGTCTGGTGTTCATTGTTACTCCTCCTTCGGTTGGCGGAGCCAATCAAGCCATGTCGGATCATAGTCATCATCTTCATAGTCACATTTATTCCATGCGCTGGATAGTAAATTGGCTAATTGTTCATCACTCATAGTGCGTATGCTATCGGCATTAGTAATGAGCTTTCCTTGGTATGTCTGCTTCCCAGTTCCTTTACATGCAGAGCATAGATACTCTTCAACATCGGCTTCAGCACATGCCCTATATCTTTTCTTGCCAGATCCGCCACACTCTTCACACGCATCATTTATCTTACGGAGCGCCTCAAGGCTATCCAAATACGGGGCAATTTCAGCCTTGTGCCTTCTCTCAATTTCTGCTATTTGCGCTTTAATCTCTTTGATAGCTGGTATAAGATTCATCCGTTATTCCCTCCTTGTAGTTTTTTCAGCTGCATCCCTGCGTTCTGGATGCAATTAAAAAATCTAGCTTGGTCTTTAAAATGATAACTCGCATCGATTTCGCTAACCACCTGGTCAAATACCCAGCTTACAAAAGGCCTGTTCTCGTAAATTTCATATTTCTGCGCCATAGCTCGAAGTAACGATTCCAGGATAACGTCATTGACTTGCTCATCCCAATAAGGTAAGAGATTTGTGATTGCATATTTGGCTATTTCGAAAACTATTTGGCTATAGTCGTCTTTGTACTGGTTTCGAATCTCAGGTGGAAGTGAGTCTGCTTTTTGTTTTCTGGCCAAGAGATATTGAATTTTTTGATCCAAATTGATACACCTCCTAGTGAGACCACTTTGAGACCACTCAAAAAACCCTAGTGGTCTCAGCTGAAACCCTTGCACCACAAGGGATAGAGCCTTTTTTTAGGGGTGAGACCACTCAAAAAAATATATATAACAACTTTTTTTGATATATATAAACTCATGAGTAGAAATTTAATAACAAACTTTCCTTAAAGGGGAAATGGTGGTCTCAGTGGTCTCAGTGGTCTCAGTCTCTCAAACCAAGTTATATCAATGCTTTCAGACTTCGAAGGTGAGACCACTAGTGAGACCACTCCCAAAAACCGAGTGGTCTCATGGGTATTTATGGAAATATTTTATTACCCAAAGTCCTCTGGGAAGGCAATACACCGCACTTGGGCACCCCCTAAACGCTTCCGAGTATCCAATCTTTGCTTCCCATTCGTGTCATTCCACATCAAAATCTTCCCGGTATCAGCCCAAGCCTGGATGATTTTCTGCGCTGATGAGTATTTTTCCAAGAATTCATTGACCACCCGCCGAATGATATAGATGTTTCCCGCTTCCTTTGTACCTATTTTGGTATTTGTATACGTAGTGCTTAGTTTCTCGTGGTTTTCTCCCACCCAATCCATGAACTCAAGCCATGCGCGCTCAGACTCACTAGCATCAATCTTGCGAATGAGCTTATTTCCTATGGCCGTTCCCATGGCATACGTTTCAGTGTTGGCCAAGGACGGATCCTGGCCAAATACCCAAACGCTCGAGTAATAATCTGCTGTCATAACCGCCGCAAGTGCATCCAGATGGCTGTCTAACCGATCGCTGTAATATTGCCTTAACCAGCCTTGTGCCTGGCGGTAATAGTCAATTATTTCCCCGCGCTGCGCACCCAATAGGCTACGCATAAACATGACTCCTGCATGACCGTGGCAAGTTGGCAAGAAACCATAAAGATATCTGGCCAGATCTTTATTCCCGGCCAGAGGACCTCCCTCAAGCTCAATGGTGCGTGTTATAAGCCCGTCCATAGAGCTGGCTGTTGTAAGTGGCCCCTCTCCGGTAGTAAGCACAACCGTGCGCCAAGTGTTGAGCTCTTGCAAGCCAACTTTACCGCCTCGGCCTTTGCCTTTCCCCTCAGCAAGCATATAAAGGGTAGCTGATATATCCTGCTTCTTGAGCTGGCTTAAGACCTCACGCTCATTGATTCCGAGGGGTAGATCAGAAAATAAGCTCGCTCTACGCTCAATAGATGTTGTTGTATTATCAAAACTGCTAATGATTGTGTTCGGATCACCCCAGATTGACATAGCTAGCCACAAGGTTGCCGTCTTGCCGCCCTGCGAATCTCCATGGTTATGGATAATGAAGTTCCGTTGGGACAAAATCTTCAAAAGCGGAGTAGTAAAGCCGGCACTGAGGATGAACCGGGCATTGGGTGAATAGCTCCGTACCATATTGGCCACGTTCAACCAGTCGCTAAGATTTCCGGCCGAATTGAACCCTTTTAAGGCATGCTTACTTCCCATGTCATCCACATCAATCTCTACTCCTTGGGAGACTCCCGGGAAGATAAATTCTTGGCCCCGCCATCCAAATCGTGAGACAGCCTTTTCGATGGGCAATCCTGGATTATTGTATAGAAACTCGTCAAAGTATTTTGCCAGATATTTTGCTCCCTCGGAGCTTACCGCAATCCCTTTATCCGCTAGGCCAATAACTTTACGAGAGTCCACGGCCATGGAACGCGGGACAACGAGATCCCGCCACTTGCCCATGTGCCTATATGAGATCCTTAAGCTTTCTGTTTCCGTATCTTGATTGAAAAGCCTTGCCGAAATGACCACCGGGCAGCCACAGGCCCGGTAATGCTGTGGACCGTTATCCGTTAGCTTGGTGTAAATTACCCCACCATTCGTAACCGTAAAACCTGGAGGATATCTGATTTCATCAACCGGTGCATCCTCAATACTTTCTTCGTCAGGTAGCGAAGTAGAGATCTCAATATCTGAATTCGTGACTTTTTGGATACGTTGCTTGATGGCTCTTTCAAGATCCCTGAGGTTAACTACTCCTTTGAGGTTTTCCTTTGTCTTCGCATATAGAACTGCATCCTTTTGCTTGACAATAGCCAGAGCTGAGAGCATTTGCTCATTAAAAATTTTTTCAACGGTTGGAATCCCAATCATATTAACCTTGGCTCGTGCTTGATCAACCCTGCTTAGGCTAAAACTACATGGGGATTTAACACCACAACCACCTTCTGGGCATTTAAATCCATGAGTAGCCCGAATATAGTCACAGGTATGGGGATTCATTTTAAGGGCTTCAGAAATCTTAAAGTCCGTTGCTTTGACGGTATAACGCTCCGGATCCAGTTTGGACAACTCATGACATTTTTGAATTCCATCGGTACCGCGAACCACATTCGTGAGCATGGACAGCCATTCTCCATAGGTAATGGTCTTGGCATCGACCACACAATGCTGCAGGAATTGACAATTTGCTATCATCAAATCGGCACTTTCATCAGTAGGCCGACGCTCAAAGGCCCCATGCTCCGTAAATGTGGTTTTGAAATCTATATCCGGAATGTTGTCATCCAACTCAGAAGGGTCATAGCGTCTTTTCGGATTAAACTGTGCAATGTAAACCGGTTTTGAAGGTTTTTGTTTGTGGTTAAGAGTTCCTGGAACCCTGAGAACACGGGCGAGGTCAAAGGTTGATTCTATAACCCAGCCTTTGTCACTGGCCAGTTTCTTGATGTAACCCTGTAATCGTAATGATAAATCAGAGGCCCGGTTGTTTTCCTCCTGACTATCCAGTTCCCATGGTTCCTTAAACAACCAGTAGAGGTGTAATCCATACCCTGACCAAACAACGATGGTAGGTTGGAGGAAGTCCGGCAAAATGGCTAAGGCTTCCTCTGCAGTTTTGGGGAGCGCTTTTTGAGCGTGTGCATTTGGATCTGCCACGTCGAAATCCATCCAGAAACCTGGAAGGCATGCGACATCTTTTACCTTAGCTCTCTCATTTCGAGGCAAAGGACGCGAGACGCTTCCAATCCCAAAGTACACATCCCTCTCATCCTGGATTGCTCCTGCAGCGGTAATCATCGTTTCTATTTCATCAACAGAAAAACACCAGGTTATATGGTCAGGAAGAGTCCAAAGATACAGATAGCCAGATTCAAAGTTCCCGTATAGTGTTTTAAAGAATTGCGATATATGGTCCTTATAGAGCGTCAATCGTCCCTCACCCCTCCCCGAGGACAGCGGCTATTAACCGCTATCTCCCGGGCATTGATAATGTCCATCATAGTCTTTCCGACATCTTTCCGATCAGGCCTTTCACGGCATTTTTATACTTGTTATGATCATCCGGATTGGTAATCTCATTTAGGGCTGCAAGAATGTCATTAAATCCTTTAACCAAAGCATCAAAGCAAAATGTGAATTTCATAATCGGCTTGTTGTTTTGCTTCCGGAGCTCCTCCAGTTCACGCTGGACTTCATCCGGAATTTTTTCTGTGACGGCGACTTCCACCGGTGTTTCTCTTAATTGGCGCTCAAGCTCTTTGATTTTCTGTTGAGCCATGGAAAGATCATTTTCAGTTTGAGCCAGCTGCGTTGATAGATGCTCAATGTCTTCCGGAGATCCCGATGCTTTAGCTTCTTCAAGCTCACGTCTCAAACGTTCAGCCTTCTCATAATTCTCACGGTTGGTTTGCTCGAGTTTTTTATACTCCTCACTAAGAGTCTGGGCTTTAGCTTCAGCAGCTGCACGTTCTTCTTCAGCCTTTTTCTTCTCATCAATGGCCTGCTGAAGCTTCCGGACAGTGATGTTAAGAATATCGTTTTCTTGAGCAAATTGTTCGCGCTCCTCGGCAGGTATGCCAAGAAGGGCGACAGCTTTTGTATAGGGCAAATTCGCAATCAATTGCGAATTTGAATTACCATATTCCTTATAAATTTGCATAAGATTATCAGCCGTTCTCTGTGAGTAATTCACAGACTCCTTCAACCACTTTCCCCACTCACCATGGGGTAACATGGATTTAGCTTCTACGAGCCGGCGGCCAATTTCAATACTCCCTTGCAGAATCATGTTGCGGGTGTGTTCCTTAATGCCGTTAATTTCAGCCGCTATAACCGCGGGTGTTCTATCAGTAAGCTCATTCACGTAAATACCTCCCTTTGTTTATGCCGGTACCGCAATCCGAGCTTTAGATTTTTTCCGGTTCAGTTTTTGATCCGTGAACTCTTTAATAAACTGTTTTACTTCATCGTTAGGTTCACAATTTTTTAACCCTCGAGTCTGAACTATAACATCTTTTTTCAATTCCATGGTAAAGTACGGTTTGTCAGGTTCGGCAATTTTCCGGATAACAAAGATGTTGGTCTCACCTTTAGCATATCGCTCTGCGTATCTCCCAACGCAGTGATTGAGTGCATTTCCTTCATCTAAGAGCTCAATAGTGCTTACTGCTGGTCGAATAAATAGCTCCCCATACTCAAAACAGTATTTTTCAAGGTCTTTGAGCCTTTTAGCAATTTTTTTATTCAATGCCTCATCTTCCTTGATTTTAATTTTACGAATGGTGTCTTGATGAGCTTTATGGAGATCAATTGGGTAAAAAGTAGTTTCATTTAGATTCATCTTCAGCTTAATACAATCATCGATGTAGTCTTTCCAATCAACCAAAGCACTGCCTACCGTTGAGAAATGTTTAGGATACTTTTTTCTCTGCTTAATCAGGTATAGTGCGGTTTTTCTTATATCTCCATGATGTTTCATTTTTAGAAGTTCATCGAAGTAATACATTCCAAATCCATCCGCAACTTGGATTGCTTCCTTGATCGAGAAACAAGGATATATCATCTTGATTTTTTGAAATAGCGATAAGAATTCGAAATTTATATTTACTCTCTGCTCTTTAATAATGCGTAATTCTTGTTTATTGATTTTTAAGATCTGGAATAGATTTTTCCCCTTCCAGTTAATAGCCCGGTATGTTGGATTTCCAATCAGTTTATCTTCTACGAGATCGCGAAAGCCAAATTTCGTGAAGTACTCGATGCAGGGATGCTTAACAAATAGAGCAAAAAATTTAGTCATGTCTTCATAATCATACTCTTCCCATCCACTCCAGCTAAAAGGCGTTCCATCTACAGCTTTTGATATACTTTCCCGAGCACAATATTGATTAAGGAATGCCATTTTCCCTGACAATGGGCTATAACTGAAAAGACTATGAATTGTTGCACACTTTCTCCATGGACCAACCCACACTTCGTTATAGTCATACCTACCGCCAAAATAACAAGCGAATCCAAAGCTGCGTTTGTACATTTGAAGGTTATCAGGTTCAAAAAGATAAGCTGCCACAGGTACATACTGTGTCACTACATTTTTGAAATCATTTTGATAGTCTCGAAATGCCCATAGTCCATAAGCTACTATTGCCTTTGGATTTACTTGCGATTTGGCATACCATACGAAATAGCACTCATCGACTAATTTGCTACCTCCCAGGGAAGTGTTTTTTACCGTTACCGTTGACCCACATCCATAACATTTAACTTTTGTATTATGCGCATATGGACGCCCTAGTGTCTCAAGCTCTTGACCGCAATGTGTGCAATAGCCATATTGTTTTTTGCCTTCTTTACGAGTAAAAAGATATCGACTCCACTTGAATGCTACGTCAATAGCAAACCGATCTATATCTTCGTTTATGCGGGAGGGAAAATGAGCTAGAAATTCTTTATCAGGTATGCTATCCATAACAATCCCTCCCTATAGCAGGTCCTCAAGCCTAACATCAAATCCAATGTCATTGGTAATGGTTTTGGAATATTCAATGTTGGTTTGTGGGTGTTCTGTAACAAATACTTGAGGTTTCGCATCAATCCCAAAGTATTTAAGTACTACTTCAAACCCCTCTTGATCCGTGAGCACAGCGCAATTACCAACTTTCTTCTTCTCGGCAACTTTGCGCATCTCCTCAAGGCTCTTTAAGATCGTTTTATCTGGATTAAGGATTTTTTCCGCGTCCTGAGGATTCGCTGCCAAATGCTGCAGCAGAAACTCACCAACCACCTGAACATAGGCATTATTTTTATTAGCATCCATTTCGGCTCTAATTTTCTCTATGGCCATAGTCTCTATCTCCTCTCTTTGAGATTTCACACACATCAAGAGCCTCCTGGATTGACCTTACTACACCAGCAGCTGCTCCCATTCTTTGCATCTGGGTAATAAAATTTATTTGATCATCAGTTGGCTTCTTGCCGGGAGCCTTCACTTCCAGAAAAGCGGCTCTTCCACCAGGCAGAACTCCGAACAGGTCTGAAAAGCCTTTGGGAAGGCCTGAATTAAATGGCCTAGCATCATAGATGGTAACACTACCATCAAGATTCTTTACTACTCTTGAACCGGTCCAAGCTTGCCCGACGTTGGCGCGGAATAAAACCCCGCCACCAGTACGAGCTCCAAACTCCAAACGAATCTTATTTTGAATATCATGCTCTCTCATATTGCTTTCTTCTTACCTCCAACATCTTGTCTACCCAGCGGAGAGAATACCCGCGCTGTATAGCAATCTTCTCTAGCTCCTCTCTCGTTCGGGCTCTGGCTACCTCTCTCTTTTGGGCTTTCCGTTCTAAGTCCTTAATCTGTAGAACTTCGCCTTTGGTTTTTACAGGAATATCCTCACGCTCCTGGACTTCATAAATATAGCCACAGCTGGGGCACGCCTTAGCTGGTTTGTGGGTGTAATAGCATTTAGGACATTGGCGAATCTTTATTTCCGAAGGAGATCTTTTCTTGACCTTTCCTTCTAGCGTCCACTCCCTGTCCTCATCTGGCAAACCGTGACGGTATACATTCCCTACATGGTCAATAATGATGGCTCGTTTATTAGGGTTTTCCGGATCCATTCTCATAGGGCGCATGGCCTGCTGAATAAATAGGCTTGTAGACTCTGTTGGCCGGAGCAGTATGACTGCCTCCATGTTAGGAACATCAAATCCCTCTGAGATTAAATCCACGTTTGTTAGAATCTTGATTAACCCAGAACGGAACTGCTCGATAGCCTTTTTACGAATGTTATCAGGAGTTTCACCATCAATATAGGCAGCTGGTACACCAGCTTTGTTAAACTCAGCCGCGACATGTTCGGCATGGACCCGACTGGCACAGTAGCAAATCGCTCTCTTTCCATTGGCGAGTCGTTTATATGTCTCAATGGCATCCCCGATAATCTCTGCTTTATCCATCCGAAGGGCCACCTCGGATTTTTGGTAATCTCCATACTTGACTTTAATGTCCTCAAGATCAGCCTTAACGGGCGGGGCGTAATAGTCGTAAGGCGATAGATTTCCCATCTCAATAAGTTCTTTGACGCTGGGACCTAAAGCTAATCGCTGAAAAATCACTCCCAGCCCATCGCCATTGAGCCTTGCTGGTGTCGCTGTGAACCCAATGACCAATGAATCTTTAAAATGCTCTATGATCTTTTTCCATGTGTTAGCCACAGCATGGTGAGCTTCATCAAGAATGATTATGTCCGGGGATTTCTCGAATTGGTGAAGCCGTCTAGATAGGGTATAAACACTGGCTACATGTACCTGAGCCGAGTTGATATTCTTAGAATTAAGGATCTCATGGGGAATAAAAAACCGGTCCAGGGTTTTTGATGTCTGCTCAATCAGTTCCTGCCGGTGTACTACAATTAGGATTCTCTTGCCATTCGACCTGGATTGTGCCGTAATCCAAGAAAATAAAACTGTTTTCCCTGCTCCACATGGGGCTACAGCACAGATTCGTGAGGAGCCTCCGGCAATAAGGTACCGGAGCTCCTCTATTAGGTCATTTTGATAAGGCCTAAGTTCCATATCTTAAAATGGTGGGTTGTTAGGATTAAATGGGTTATTCTTATGATCTTCCGGTGAAGCAGGGAAACCATAAGGTGCAGGTGCTTGTTGTTGTGGTGCGTTCCCACCTAACCAAAAACTTTGCTGAGCAGGCTGCTGCTGGGGAGGCTGTTGCGGCATGTATCCCGGAGGATATCCTGGGGGAGTTTGTGGTGGCTGTGGATTTGGTACATATTGACCAGGATATGGTACCGGTGCCTGACCATATGGGGGACTTCCTGCTGGTGGCAAGGGCGGAGCATTATTAGCTGCCTGTGATTGCTGCGATTGCCTTGAATTTTGATCAGCGGGCTCTATGAAGTCAAAACGATTTATTAAAATCTTAACCATAGAACGATTCTCGCCGGTTTGCTGATCTTTCCACCGGTCCTGCTGCAGCCGTCCATCAATAAGGATTCGCTGGCCCTTTTTTACATAGTTAGCGATTGTTTCTGCCGTCTTATCAAAAGAAACACACTCAAAGAAATCCGCTTCATCGTTACCACGATTATAGGCAACTGAGAAACTGCAGATAGCTTTCCCGGTCTGGCCATAGCGAAGTTCCGGATTCTTTGTTAATCGGCCAAGAAGTTGAACATTATTCATAACTTACCTCCCATAACTCTCTAATTCGGATTTAAAAGCGCCCAATTCTGCAAGATTTAATTGCGCTATTGTCCGACCGCCAAATCTTTGGAATATATAATGTGAAAGTTGATTATCATCCCAGCCTTTAGAACGCCAAAGATTGGTAATGTCAGATATAAGTTGTTGCTCTGGCTGGGTATTAACAAAGCTTTGGGTATCGGTGATCGGGTCATCTTCCGGATCGTCACCAACAGGTATGTTGAGAGCTGCTATCCAAGCATACTTCAAGGCCATGGTTTGGGCCTTGGCTACTGCTTTGTCCCCCGGATCAGTTCCGGAGCCGTAAGCGATATTAACCAGGATTTCATCAGACTCTGTATCAATGATGGTCAGTGTGCATGATACGGTTACCAGCTGCCAGATCGCTCCTTTGGCTGTTGGCTTTTCCTTAGATTCAACAAGTTCATATTCTTTTTTGCTTATGAGCTTCTGCGCGAGTAGGGCTTCGTTGATCTTTTCAAGCGCATGCTCAGTGGATAAATAAGAATACTTTTGTTCCTTATTTTCCTTATCTTTTTGGAGGTAGTTTACCGACTTCATGACCTCTAGGATTTTGGCCGCGATTTTTGATTGACTCAAGCCAATACCTCCTTATCTGATCCGCAAGTGGTACCCTTGGATTATCCTGGTCCCGGGAATGGGTTCTCCGGTGACTTTGAAATGATCTAGTATGGATTTTTTATCAACTTTGGGTTCCACCGGTGGAATGATAATATAGCTTTCGGGTACCGCTTTCATATCGTACACTTCAACTGACGGAGGATTCTTCTGTCGGCACACGTTGCCTATGGAAGTGGTGATCTTGTCTTTGCCCATGAGAGCCATGTTTTCAAGCAGGTAATCCTTTACACGGGAAATTCGGTTTTCCAGAGCTTGCCTGCTCTCCTTGAGGCGTTTTTCTTCAGCTTCCATGGCTGCAGCTTGGGCTTCCCAGTTCTTGATCATCCGGGCCGTATTCTCAACTTTGACCTCAATAACTCCCTCGATATTTTGAAGGGTATCTTCCAAGGTATCCAAATCAAAATCTTCACTATCTATAAGCTCGAAGATTCGATTAAAATCGTTGGTAAGTTCATAAAGTTTCAAGCAAATTCACCTCTTAGAATCTTTTGATTTTTAATTTGGTTTTAGCAGCTCCCCTTTTGGACTTTGTAGTACAGATTGGACAAAGATAATGTCGCAGTGGTTTGGCCAAGGCACTGACATACCATTCTAATTTGCAACATCTACAGCGCCTAATCATGATGCCACCTGCATTCGCTTCCTAATCCTTTTGCGTACATAAGTATGGTCAATCCCATAAATCTCCCCGATTTGTTTATACGTAAGGCCCTCCTGGTGCATCTTTACCATATCGTCTACGTCAGTATCGCTTAGGACTTTAAAACTGCTTTTTACCTTTGAAGGTCGATTTGACTGCAGTTTTTCAAATGCAACCTCAGGCAAGCAATTGCAGAGGATAGATACACATAAGGCATAATAATTTAGTGTGATATTATCCATCGCAAACACCAGCCAAATCACCAATTGTAATGAAACGTCTTAGTGCATTAACGGCACGGTTGGTTCTAGCTAAATCCCCATCACAAAGTGTTTTAATTAGCTCACTTTGTGGTATAATTTCGCTAGAGATTATTTTCCATCCGCCCGTTAGGTCTGCCAGGACCTGCGGGCTTTTTTCTTTGTATTCAGACACTTAGGTTTTCACCTCCCGAAAGTTGTTAGACCTTATCTTATCCCTCCTCCCCTAACTAGCCTATCTGCAAACTTGCGCCGGCTAATTTTAGTCAATTGCTTTGCAAGATACCTTGCCAGCATCATGCGGATCCAGTGCATTAACTCACCTCCTCTACCGGTCGTGCTGTTTGACCAGGTTCGCAGCACATGACTTGTTCCCGTGTAAAGTCGTAGAAGAATAACATCTGCCCACCAGTTGAGTCTCTTACGATGATACCTCCAGGGAAAAATGAGCAATCATGAAGCTCAACGGATCCAGGAACAAAATGCCGATTGATAAAATCTAAGACCTTTTGCTTCATGCTGTCCCTCCTCACCTACAGCCCAAATGTACTAACGACAGTCTTGATAACATTGAGACCAGCAGCAACTATTACACATAGAGCCAATACTGCTATTGCTACATTA